TATCTACATCACGAAAGTGGTGTTTTTTAATTTCCACGAGGTTGTCAAATGCGTATCTGATAGCCTCGTGCAGAATTAACAAACTGTACTATTACGATTACGTAAGCGACACCGTAAAGAGCGTACGACGAAAATTATACAAGCGTGACAGATTGCTCAAGGTTCAGGCGTAACACGTGTAGAAGTTAGTATTTTAACAATTTGGAATTAGTGGGTAGCGTCGAGCGGTTTGATAGCCGCTAGCACATTTTTAATTCAGCTGGCGTTCGATGGGTTAAGTTTTATTACAACTTTGTAGTTCTTGTTTATTTTCGAACGCTCAGCGCTGCTCACTACAGGTCTCCCACACCTGCGCTAAAAAGTGGGCAGTATAAAGCAAAAACCGCTCAAAAGAGCGGCTACAAAGCCATTATATCAAATGGCAGATTGAGAGTAAATATGAAAATTAACGTAAAGCAAATTAGAGCAAGTTATCGCTTTGATTTCTTTGATAAAGAGTGGTATTGCAACCACGACAACTTACAAGTAATTCAGCCTTGCTGTTCAGGTAAAGAAGCTGAATGGTGTGGCTGTCAGGGCGAACCTGAATTTTATTGTCCAAATCCAGATTGTGACGGAATTGAGGACGAAGTTGTAAACATCTGCGCTAGAGAGGAGTTAATCCAATGTCTAGCTTAAAAGAAAATAAAGAAAATAAAAAACAAAACAAGGAGAAGAAAATGAAAAAACTTAATATTGAAACTATCAAAACTATCATCATTACTATTTTAATTACTACAATTGTCGCTTTTATCGGCGGAATGCAGTATCAAAAGAATCAGACTGAACAAGTCAAAGCTGAAGCTGCGACAATCGTTAAAAACGTGAAAGTTGAAGTGTCAAAACATTAGCGATGACGAAGCGGCAGTCATCGCCTGACGAAATAGCCGCATCAAGGGTTGAAGCCTCGCCTACACCTCAAAAACCTGCTGTGGAGGCAGGGCGTGTAGGCGGCTGCGAAAGGTTTCAACCTTTACTTGAGAAATACGACTGGGACGTACGCACTATGTTAGCGATTATGAGAGCTGAAAGCGGATGCGATCCGAATGTGACGGGCGATACAAGCCTGACATTTACACAAAACGGAAGAACATATGGCTATTCAGTTTCTCTATTTCAGGTACGAATTTTGCCTGGTCGGGAAAAGTGTGATTCGCACAACCCAGAAATAAACATTGACTGTGCTTATCATGTGTGGAAATCACAAGGATACAAAGCGTGGTCAGTTTATACAAATAGAAGATATTTAAGATTTTTATAAGGAGAGGCTATGAAGCAAGTGAAGACTTCAAAGGTTTCTGGTGGCGATTATGCGAAAGTCGCCGATCGATTAAAAGAGTTTAGACAAGACAACCCGCGGTCGTCAATTAAAACTACTTATGAATTTACACCAAACGGCGGCGCAGTATTCACAACCTACATCTTAAAAGATAAGCGAGACGAATACTCTGCGGACGCTACTGGAACAGCGGCTTATTCAGTTAATCAGATGAAAAGGGATAAAGCATTCGAAAAACTAGAAACGATCTCAGTCGGTCGAGCATTGAGTTTGCTTGGTTATTTGAATAACGGAGAAATCGCAAGTACCGAAGAGATGGAGGAGTTTGAGACGTTCCAAGACACTAAGAAAGCCGAAGAGGAATTGCGAGCCTGTAAGACTTTAGACGAATTAAAAGAAAAGTATACAGAGATTGTCAAAACCAATCCAAAGCTATCACGTGAGCTTGTCGGCGTTAAAGATAAAATGAAGGCAAGGTTAGAATGAAAATCCTAGACATTGAACAACGAAGTCAAGAGTGGTTGGATTTTCACGAAGGCAGGATATCTGGCTCATCAGCTAAAGATTACTCATCGGTTCGGTATATACCAAAAGCCGAGCTGGTCGAATTCGCTCAGAGTAAAGGTCACGACTTCCCGAAAAATATAACCATGGATAATATCCGAGCAATGCTTACAGAAGATGAATTGAATGAGCTCTATGCGAATGTTCAAATAAACGATTCAATTTATAAGCTAATTGCTCAACGAATAGCTAAGCCAATTAATCCGAATGACTATGCAGACAGAATACCAGAAGGTGCTACTTATTCGGCTATGCTGAGAGGTCAAATCCTAGAAGATGAGGCTAGAGATTTAATCAGTGAAAAACTTGGTAAGCAGATTATCCCTGGTCGAGTTTGGCAATCTGAAGAAAACGAATATATGATTTGCTCACCAGACGGCGAGTTTGAAGATGAGACAGAAGCTGTAGAAATCAAATGTTTGGATAGCTGGAAAGTAGTAAAAGCTTACTACGAAAAACATCCGCCTTCCGAGTACAAGCCGCAGATTCTTCAATACTTTGTAGTAAACAATAAATTGAAGAAGCTTTACTTCTGTATCTGCTCAGACGTGTTCTCAAATCCAGAACTAGGATTACAGATTTTTGAATTAAATCGAGAAGACTATAAAGAAGAGATCGAAATAGTAAAGCGAGTAGAAAACGCTACTCTTGAGCTAGTAGAAAAAGAAGTCCAAAAATTAATGTTCTAAGGAGGAATATGATAAATAGCGTAACTTTAATTGGTCGAGTAACTCAGGATATAGAAGTTAGAAAAACTAACACTAACAAGTCTGTAGCTTCATTCACTCTAGCAGTCGGTGATAAAAACTCTGAATCAAGTTTCATCAACATGACGGCTTGGAATAAAACAGCCGAGTTATTAGCTCAATACGCACCAAAAGGCAAACAGATTGGTGTAACTGGTCGACTACAAACTAGGATGTGGGAAAAAGACGGTGATAAACGTAAAGCGACTGAAGTGATTGTCGAGCAGGTTCAATTTTTGAGCGACGGCAAGGCTCAAGTAGCGAAATCAAGCGAAAACCTCGGTACGCCAGTAGATCTGAACGAAATCCCTTTTTAGGAGGACGAATGGCAAGACGAAAGCGAGTTTATCTGCTCGAAACTGACAACGGGTTTACGGTTCGAATTGTAGACCCAGACCTCAGTTTTATGAGGAAGTATAAATGGTCATTTATCGATAATGACTTAGTAGTCTCACGCAGACTTGAAAAGGGGGAAGATGATGGGTTTACAGAAATTGTATCTAGTAAAAAGCGACGATTCAAATCGAAACTTTAGAAAGCGAAAAGACGCACGGCAATTTCAGAAAAAATACGGTGGAACGATTCACAAAAATAACAATGATAGATAATTTCATTGTTGAGAGGGTAATGTGATGAAAGATTTATTCAAAAAAGAGCGTGAAGCCTGGATAGAAAACGCTCGTGTAACCGCGAGAAAACTATTAGAGAATAAATCTCTGATCACAATTGAAGACGTGCTCAAAGAATGTCCTAGACCACCTTATTTACACAGAAACACAACAGGCAGTGTATTCAGATGTGATGATTTTGTGGCTGTCGGTTGGAGAAAAAGTGAAAGACCATTGATGAATGGTAGATTTGTCAGAGTCTGGAGAATGCGAGGATAGATGGCAAGTAGAAAACTAATTCAAAAAGCTGACAGAGTTTTCTCAAAATACATACGAATGAGAGATTCTGAAGACGGATTTTTCACTTGTTGTTCATGTGGTCAGAGAAAGCCCTTTGAACAGGCTGACGCTGGACACTTCATAAATAGAAGATGGATGGCTCTAAGATATGATGAGCGAAACGTACACGCTCAATGTCGATCGTGTAATCGATTCGACGAAGGAAATATGATTGGCTACACAAGATTCATGCTTAAAACTTACGGCGAAGATATCGTTGACCTGTTGGAAAGTATGAAAAAGCCCTACAAATGGACTGACGGAGAGTTAGAAATCTTAATTAAAGACTTAAAAAATAAAGGACAATAAATGTTTATTTTAATTTGGATAATAATCGTCATGTTTTTGTTAATTCTTGTAGCTATCTCAGAATACAACATAGCTAAACAAGATGAAGAGTGGATAAAAGAAGCAAAGGAGAAGAATCAATGGAAAAAGAAGTAATACAACCTTATTACGAAGACGACTACCAGTCGCTAGACGAGATGAGTACTATCGACCTTCTAGAAATGAAGGACAGCGCACTAGAAGAATTAAACGAGCGAGAGCATATTATTCATCGAATAAATCAAATACTAGACAGTCGAATCGAAGGCGAGCGACCTAAGCTATTTTAAGGAGTAAAGAAATGAAGTCAAAGATATTTTGGTCATATGAAGCATTCTTAATAATATTAGTTGTCGCTGGAATGGCGTTAGTAACTTTTCTAATCGTTATTGATTCTATCGATGAAAAGCAAGTTATGGATGCTAAAGCTCGTTGTGAATCGGTTAGTGGTAAGCTAGGTTATCGAAAATGCTTTAAGAATGGAAAGGAGATAAAGCAGTGAAATATAGACTTCTAAAAGACACGCTTACAATTAAGGCTGGTACCATTTTCGAAGAAGTTGCAAGCGATTTTAATCAATGGAAAGAGCTAGTGAGAATTACGCCGATTGGAGCAAAAACTAGCCCTCAGTTCACAATTCAAGATATAGAGAACTTCGACGAGTGGTTCGAGGAAATCAAAGAAGAATCTACAGACAGCATTCACTGGAAGCCTAAGCACGGCGCTGAGTATTTTTGGATTGATGAATGTGGAAGCATATTGCCAGGTACCTTTTACAGAGACTCTCTGTATGACCAGCAACGACTTACTTTTGGCAATGTTTATCGCACTGAAAAAGAAGCCGAAAAAGCCAGTGAACGTAGATTAGCCGAAGTTAGATTACGCCGAACATCAACCTTTAAGCCAGACTTCGAGAATGATAGAGGTGGCTGGGTTGTCTATTATGACTATGGATGTGAAACGCTCGCCGTGTGTAAATTTGATGACTATGATGCTGGTGAACCTGTACGCTATGCGACTAGAGAAGAAGCTGAAAAATCTATCAGAGAAAACGAGCAAGATTGGAAGATTTATTTTGGAATTGACCCGTCAGATACAGATAAAAGCTAAATGTACCCTACCGGGGGTAAGGAGGAAGAATAATGGCAGGAACAAAGGCTGGCGGATTAAAAGCCGCACAAAAAAACTTAGCAAGCAATCCTAACTTCTATGCTGAAATCGGAAGAAAGGGTGGCTCTGCTACATTTGCAAGCCACGGAAGTTGTAAAGGATTTGCTCAAGATATTGAATGCGATTGCGACTTAATCGAAGGTCCTCACTTTGTAAAGAAGTGCGCTGGTAAAAAAGGTGGTCGCATAAGCAAACGTAAGTAAACGGGTACAAATCGTACCCAGTAGAAAACCAATTTCCCCACTTGGGAAAAATGGTTTAGAACATTAACAATTCAACCGTAGAACTGGACAGATGATATGCACAACTCCTTTATGTGGCTCCACACCTACCCGGTGTGTTATCTAAAACTTGTGAAACGTTGTGAGCTGGAATTGAAGCAACCTGCAATGCAACGTGTATCGTCTGTTCAACTGGTAGCACCAACGCACCTTTTACTTTCGGCAAGAAAATTGTATGCATATTTTTGCTATTTTATACCCAAAAACAACTATCATTATTTGGTGCTATCAACTGGCAACATCAAACCTTAAAGTAAATTAACTCACTTAATGATATACAAATTGGTGTTGTCAACTGGCTATATAAGTGGCTCGAAAGCGACAATCTCAGGTTAGTGTTGCAACCTCACTGAGACCCGCAATTAGGCTAGAAAAGTAACTGCTGACATTGCAACTTGAGCAGTGAAAGATGTGACTATACGAGTACTGAAACGACGCTACAGTAGCATTATTGCTAACGCGTGAAGGATTGAAGCCTCTCGTCAAATCATCACCTTATATAGCCAACCAGTTCTGCGGTTGAATTAAACGATAAGACAAGGAGATTGACATGTCTAAAATAAGAAATTTTTTGGAATATATCCTAGCGGCATTAACGGTTGCAGTGCCTATTTACTTGCTGTTTTCAGTCCGTTTGCAAACTTCTGATAATGTAGCTTCTGGAATTGTTTATAACAACCAAAACAATAGCATATTCATTGGCAACACGTATTTCAGTATTCGTGCATCAGAAAATACTGTGGTAACAAAAGAAAACACCAGTAAGTTCTGTCTACCGCCGAATTCGCCATATATCAAATTGGTGAATGAAGCCGCCAAAGACAAGAATATCAAGGTGGTTGTTACAAGCAGCAAGGTGTTTACGATGGTCCTGTCTCCTTGGCATTGTGTTGATAACGTTAAGGTTGAGAGGTTGAATTAAACTACACGAAATTGTGTAGATAAGGAAAAGGAATACGATAATGTCTAGAATTAAATCAGCCAAACGCTACAAGATATGGGGAACTAGGGGCTTCTGCTGTAAGTTTGAGGACGGATGTAAAGCTGCATATGTAATCGCTAACCGAGTATTCCGTAGAAAAACTCGACAATATCTTAAGCTTGTTAAAAATGGAAGGGAAATAGAATAATGGAAAAGATGAAAGAAATCATAGTCAGAGACGAGAATAACAATATCAAAAATGAACTTCCAGAAGAGTATAAAGATATTGAAGTTAAATTCTCTCGATATTACAAATTTGAGTTCTGTTACGAAAATGATGACGTACAAATCATAATGAGTGCTTGGGAAGATGACGTTTATATTGCTGAATTGCTAGCTGAAGAAACTGTCGAGAGTCTTTTTAGGGAAATACCTTGGAGCCTATTCGTAATAATAGATAAACGAGAAAAAAGCGATGCGTGATAACCAGAGATATGCTGAGCGGGTTAATAAACTTTTAGAAAAGCCGAAAGCTCACAGTATTCTTCACTGTCTGGGTGTATATCCTGAAGAGCTACAATACTCTCTGCCTACACCAGTAGATGTGGATTTGATATATAGACTTATCGGGTATGTTGAGGAATGTGAAAGAGCGGCTAAAATCGAAGCTCTCAACCAAGTTTTAGACTATTGTATAAACCACGCTCCAGGCTGTAATCCAAATAAGATGTATGAATATGTTAAAGGCAAGATGAATGATGAAAGATAAGTCATCTATAGAAATAGAAACTAGTTGTACACCTACACCTCGTCCGTATATTGTAGATGTTATCCATATGCCATATAGAACTCGCGATAAGACAAATATGACATACTACATCATAAAATATTCAGACGGTAGCATTCACAGTTTTAAGAAAGAAGAAGGTAAGACTGATAGGGCTAGTCGTCTTAAGGTTAAGGCTATTACTAGAAAATTTAAGGAGATAGTAGAGAAAAGGAAAGGTGTTCAAAATGAATAATGAAGATAAAGACAGTGTGAGATATGCAAAACTATATTGTGCGATAGTAGAGGCCCTAGGGTCTTCTGGGTGCAAAGATTCAGTCGAAGAAGCACTTTCAATTGTGAATTGGGTTAAAAAAGAGATTCTGAAGGATAGGAGCAGAACACTGTTGTGGACAGCGGAGCTTGTTAAAACAGAATACAACAAATCTAAGGACCTTCTAGCCACTCGTATTGTCAATCAAATAACAAAAGAAATGCTTAGCAATGAACTCGAGATTCTACGCAGTGAGGTTTCTCGCCTCAAAGAGGAGCTTGTCGATGAAGATTGACATTGAAAGAGCAATAGACAGTCTTTTTGACGACTATCTAAAAGAGTTTAGTGCAGAACATCCAATCGACAATTCATTTCTAACGATTTATAAAGACTATAAGGCTGTTTTTGTAAAAGAGGCTGCCGAGTCCGCTGATGAGAACATGAAGAATCTCCTGCAGTATATATACGAGAATCAGGACAGTATATTAAAATACAGAGAGCGTATGAAAAAGATTACGCACAAAATAAGAATTAAATAAGAAAGAGTTTGCTGAACAATCTGTTATAATTAAATTACAAGCTAAGTTGCTTGATTGTCGGGTCGGGCAGCTTTTTTATTTGTAAAGATTTTTGATATTTTACTTGTCTACCTCTATTTATGTTATAATATAAGTACAGTATGTGAGTTGAAAGAACGCAACTCTGAAGTAAAACGTTCTTATGTATTTTGAAAATGAGGTGGATATGGATAAAAAGCTAAGAAGACTGAATCCAAGACAAGAAAAGTTCTGTCGACTATATGCTAGTGATAGAGAGTTTTTTGGTAATGGTGTACAAAGTTATATAGAGGCTTATGAACCTGATCGGTCAAAACCTAATTGGTATAATGCCGCACGGACAAGGGCTTCTGAACTCTTGACAAAACGTAACATTCTTAAGAGGATAGACGAGCTGTTCGAAGCTGGTGGATTGAACGACCAGTATGTCGATAAGCAGATGGAGAAACTCATCACACAAGACGCAGACTTCAAAGCTAAGATGGCAGCGATTCGAGAATATAATAAGCTCAAACAGCGAATAACAGAAAAGAAAGAATTACACGTTAAACTACCAAAGCCGATTCTTGGTGATTTGGTGGAGGGCGAACAATAATATGTTCGTCTTGACCAGTTCAACAAAAAAGCTTGCTAAAATGACAAAGCGTATCCGTGGCGTATGTGGTGGAACTTCTGCAGGTAAGACTATCTCTATCCTTCAAATACTCATCAGCAAGGCTCAGACAGACAAGCGACCGACTTTAACTAGTGTTGTATCCGAATCATTTCCGCATCTTAAAAGAGGTGCTATGCGTGATTTCAAAAATATTATGCAGGAACACGGCTATTGGAAGGAATCAGCCTGGAACGCTACAGACTCTATTTATACATTTGAAACAGGCTCAAAGATAGAGTTCTTCAGTGCCGACCAACCAAGCAAAGTGCGTGGTCCACGTCGTGATAGATTATTTATAAACGAGTGTAACAACGTAGCTTATGAATCATTTGACCAATTAGCAGTGCGTACACGATTAGAGATTTGGCTTGACTGGAACCCTACAAACGAGTTCTGGTTCTATGACTTATTAAATACACGTGACGACGTAGAAATGATTACTGTCACTTATAAAGATAACGAAGGTCTACCTGAAACAATTGTAAAAGACATCGAGGCTCACAAATCAAACAAAAACTGGTGGACTGTTTACGGATTAGGTCAACTAGGTGAAGTTGAAGGCAGGATCTACAAAGGCTGGAAGATTATAGACGAAATACCTCACGAAGCCCGTTTAGAAGGT